ATGGCAGGCGAACAGAAAAGATTTGCGAGATTTTTCTTCTATCTGAGAAATCTTCGTGAAGCGGCTTTGCACACCGGTGCAAGGGCGGAGGAGGCTGAGGACAGGGGGCTTGAACTTCTGCACTCGGCAGAAACGGAGGCGGAGCTTAAAAAGCTGGAGGAGGCTGACAGCGACACTCTTTCTTATGTGAAGCGAGGGCTGAACAGGATAGCTTTCGGGGCGGTGAATGACGCTGTAAAGCTTGTTTTTGACGCTGAGAACATGACGGCAAGGGACATCATGGGCATGGATCTTTTCAATGTGAGTGAGATAAAGATCAGCGGAAAGAACGTTTTGGAGATCAAGTTTTTTGACAGGCAGAAAGCCTTGGAAAAGCTTGGGGAGCTTGCGCCTCAGCTTGACGGCGGCGGTGAGTCGAAGCGACTTATCGAGAGCATTTACGGCAGGGATGGTGATAGCTTGTGAAAATAACAAGGCTGTCGGAAAATCAGAGGTTTGTTTTCAGATGGTGGACGGCACGGGAGCTTAGTGATTACGACGGGATAATCTGTGACGGTGCGGTCAGATCGGGCAAGACCTTTTGTTTGTCGGCGTCTTTTATGACATGGGCGATGACTAATTTTGACGAGTGCATTTTTGGGCTATGCTCAAAAACTATCGTGTCGCTGAAAAGGAATATCCTGCCTGCGCTCAGGGGATATATGAAAGCCATGGGCATGACGGCTGTGGAGGTCGCGTCAAAGAACTATATGGACGTGAGCTTTTGCGGCAGGAAAAACAGGTTTTACTACTTTGGCGGCAGGGACGAAGGCTCACCCTCTCTTATCCAGGGCGTGACCCTTGCGGGGGTGCTTCTTGACGAGGCGGCACTTATGCCCAGAAGCTTTATAGAGCAGGCTGTGGCAAGGTGTTCAGTGGCGGGGAGCAAGCTGTGGTTCAGCTGCAATCCTGACAATCCTTACCACTGGTTCAAGAAAGAGTGGATTGACAAGGCTGAGGAAAAACGGCTTATCTATAGACATTTTGTGATGGAGGACAATCCGACCCTTGACCGGGCGGTGATAGAACGCTATCACAGGATATATACGGGGACGTTTTACGAGCGTTTTGTGCTTGGAAAATGGCATTGAAAGTTTGGCAACAAGGAGAGACGGCAATGCGTGAAATACTTTTTAGAGGAAAACGTGTAGACAATGGCGAATGGACTCAGGGCTATTCCTGCCGCTATGGTTGGATAGGAAAAGAAAAAGACTATATCATTCCCGATTATGCAAGTACATTATATGCAGCCGAAGTTGACCCTGAGACAGTTGGACAGTACACAGGTCTGACAGACAAGAACGGCAACAAGATTTTTGAGGGTGATATAGTTTGGGATAATTGTGAGGAAGAACGAGGCGTTGTACAGTGGTATAATGATATGGCAAAATTTATCATAACCTATTCTACATTCACAGTTGATTTTGACAACGTTTATGGCGAAGAACTACAAATTGTCGGAAACGTTTATGACAATGCCGAACTAATAAAGGAGAAACAATAATGAATATAAATTTATTGCAAGAAACAGTAGAAACACTTGAACAGAATGGTAAATCACTTGCCGATGTAGAATGGGTAGGAATTAAGAACAACAGTTATTACACTTGGGAGGAGTTTGAGGAACAAGCTAAATGCGTTGAGTATGATGCAGATTATAGCTTTGAAGAGATTGATAGACGTTTAGTTGTTGTTGGTAAAGATTTCTGGCTTGAACGTTATGAATATGACGGTTCGGAATGGTGGGAATTTAAGACATTGCCGACAAAACCAATTTTAAAAGTTGATAAACTACCAATCCTTAACGAATGGTAAAAAAATACATTTTCTAAAACAACGTAAATACACACTTTTAGACACTTAAAATTTGAATAAAAGAGAAATTTTATTTAGGAGATGATACTGATAAAGCAAGAATACATAAAATCGCCACTCAATTATGTAGGTGGCAAATACAAGCTTCTACCGCAGATATTACCATTGTTTCCGAAAAATATTGACACTTTTATTGACTTGTTTGGCGGTGGGTTTAATGTTGGAATTAATGTTCCTGCGAAAGAGGTTGTTTATAATGATTTGAATTTGCCTGTAGTCCAAATACTCGAATACATACATAGAAATAGAACCGATAAAAGTCTTGACGAAATAGATGAGATAATCAAGCAATATGACCTATCAAAGATTAATAGGAATGGGTATTTGAGACTCCGCAGCTATTTTAACGAGTCGGAATCTAAACAGTCCGTTATTTTATATGTGTTAATTTGTTACGCCTTTAACAATCAGATGCGTTTTAATTCAAAAGGTGAATTTAATATGCCGTTTGGAGAAAGATATTTTAACCCTACATTAAGAGAAAGGTTTATAGAATTTTCGGAAGCAATCAGCAATAAAGGCTGCAAGTTCACCAATGCTGATTTTCGTGAGTTCATCGGCGTAGCGTTTGGCGAAAATGATTTTCTGTATTGCGATCCACCGTATTTTAATTCAACAGCAACCTATAATGAAAATGGCGGTTGGACTAATGCCGATGAGAAAGATTTAAGAGATATGCTTGCGACTTCAAATGTAAAATGGGCGTTATCAAATAACCTAAAAACAAACCTAACGTTAAAGGATTGGGCGGAAGGTCATGGATATAAAACCCACTATTTAAACACTACTTATGGAAACTGTAATTATCAGAAAAAAGACAAGACAAAAGATATAGAGGTCTTGATTACAAACTATTGAGGAGGACAACATTTAATGAAAACACTTACGGGGACAAGCCTAGCTGGAATGTCTCCTACAAGAGAAAGAGTGACTAATGATTTTTACGCAACACCATTCAATGCGACAGAAGCCATTTTAAAAAGAGAAAAATTATTTGGTAGCATACTCGAACCTGCTGCTGGTCAAGGGCATATATCAAAAGTCCTCAAAGAATTTTATCCATATTCAGAAATTGTATCTACTGATTTGGTTAGTAGAGATAGTCCTTTTGGAATTGATATTACTCCAAACGTTGACTTTCTTACATATAATTACAAACGCAAATTTGATAATATTATTACCAATCCACCGTTCAAATTTGCAAAAGAATTTATTCTTCGATCATTGGATTTAGCAAATGAAAAAGTTATTATGTTTGCAAAAATCCAACTTCTTGAAGGGCAAGATAGATTGAAAATGTGGGAAAACACTCCTATAAAAACAATTTATGTGTTTTCTAAAAGAGTAAACCCAATGCGTAATGGTAGTGAGGTAGATGAAAAGGGGAAGCCTTGGGCAAGCACTATGTGTTTTGCATGGTTTGTATGGGAACATAATTATGAAGGCTTGCCAACAATAGAGTGGATTTAATTTTATTTGTATGGGCATATTCACAATGGTAGAGATACAAGACCTTTTAATGAGTATGCCAAACAAATGAGAGAGCGTGGTTTCCCTTATAGGTGTGCAAATGTAGGTTGTATGTTGCATGACTACACACCTGTAACACTTGATGACTTAGGGCTGAGGTGACATAAATGATTTCAAAGAAAATTCTTAACGCTCTTACGAAAGAGCAACTAATATTCCTAATAAATCAATATCAACATATGGAATTTATTATCTCGGAGATCTGTGTCAACGAGAGTAAGTGGCATATTCCGTTTGAGCAGGCGATAGAAAAGATAAGAAAAGAACTTCGCAACTGCAATTTCCCCTTTAGTACTTCTACAGAAGAATTTATATCACTTTTAGATTATAAAATGGGCAAAATTACACTTGACGAATACAAAGAAAGAATTGGAATTGGCTGAAAGGAGACAGAATGAAACTTCTGGAAAGTATAAAACTTGCAATGCAAGTTTTCCCAAATAGCTTTATTAATCGAAATAACGAGATTATTCTTATTCCAAAATTCAATGTCTATATTCAGCTTGACGATGTGAAAACAAATGAAGATTTCAAGGTAAAACTTTGTGAGTGGCTAAGTCGAGATTGCTCTTGTGCGTTAAGATATTCACGAGACAAAAGACTTATGAGATATTGGCAAGACAATACTAATGCTTTCAATAAAATTTGTGGAACTAATTTTACAATGGAGCAAATGAGTTATATCTATACATATTTGGGTAATAGCATAAAACATGATCTTACAAAACAGTTCGTAAGAAACGGATTTGACCTTTTTGTTATAGAGAAATATGCTCAAAAGGGCAATAAAGAGGTTTATTGATGAAAGAAATTAAAGTAGTGAAATATTCTAAACAATGGTGCAAAACACGAATGACAATATATACTATTATTTGTATTATTTCTTTTTGTGCTTTTGTTTTAACAATGCCAATTATGGCACATTTCTATGACGAATACGGCTTACATCATACTAAAACTATAGTAAGTGTAATGGTGGTTTTAACCTTTTTTGTGGTATGGTTATATTGCTATGCAAAGGCTATGCAGTTTGAGCATTATGAGAACTATATATACAACCGCATAAAGAAGATTAAGCGTAAGCAAGATAGAAAATATAGAAAGTGGTTGATGTAAAAGCAGGAGACGAACAAATGGATTGTAATATTCAAAATATAAAATGTGAAATCTGTGGTCGAGTGTTCCACAAAGTCTGTCACGCAGAGCCTTTTGACGAAGTGTGTGATAGTAGCGAATGTTTCCATAAAAAGTTCTGGCTTGAAATTATAAAAGAAAAGGACGAACACGTTATTATTAATGGCATTTGTTATTACTTAGACAAAGCTCACCCAATGAGTGATAGTCCTTTTAGGGGATATGGTGGTAGAGAATTTAAAATTAAATTACATACTGGTGAAATTATCGTAACAAATAATTTATGGCACAATGGTGAAGTACCTAAAGAATTTCGAGATAGATTACCTGATAATGCAGAGTTTGTAAAGTAACGCACAAAAATACATATAAATAAAACCAACATTTTATTAAGAAAATAAGAGATAAAAACAAAACGGAACGCTCAGATTAGCTACCTGAGTGAATATGATAATTGCAATTATCTTCCAATAAAAACAAATTAGAGGATTTGCAAGATTGTGAACCTAATTACATATTTGGAAAGCTGTTTGAGCTTGATACTGAAACTAGAAAGGAAACAGAATGTTAAATAATGCTTGGAATACTCTCTTGAAATGTACATGGGTGGCTTGCTTTGACACCCATAACTTTCAAGAAGGAAAAGTATACGAAGTAAAAAATGGCAGACTAATAGACGGTCATGGCAGAAAAAGTTGTAATACATATGATAATGTTTACGATATTAATGACAGCTTTTATGCCAGATTTAAAGAAGTGAAGGAGTGAGTAAAAACATGGCAAGCGAGATACGAAATGATTGTGTGGGTTGTACGGCTCTTGGACTTCCCTGCCGTCATTGTTATATGGGTCGAGATTATCGTGTTTTAATATGCGATAAGTGTGGAACTGAGGTTGATACGCTTTATATTATTGACAATGACTCGGAAGAACTTTGTAGCGAATGTGCTAAAGAAAAGGCTATTGAATATTTGTCAAATCATAATGTGGACGTTGACGATTTGTGCGAATACAACGATATTCCTTGCGAAAAAATGAACGGAGAAGATTATTATAACAAATATTGCTATTGTGACGATGAGGAATAAATACATATGAATAAAAAGAAAGACGAGGCAACAAAGCAAATAATGCAACTTATAGTTGCTATTTGCGTAATAGTTATCGGTTTTGGAGTTGTAAAAGTTATTGGGATTAACGAAGATTACAAGCACAATTTTGAAAGAAACAAAGCCGAAAATTCAACAGTTAATACGATTACCACTACCACAAGCACTATAACTAAAAATACAACAACTAGATCGGTAGAAAATAAAAAAAATACAGTAAAAACAAATACTAAATCTACTACAACCACCAAAGAAACAAGAGCTACAAAGCCGTATAGCCATAAAGTAACCGAAACTACAACGATAGTTACTAAGTCTGAAGCAGAGCCAGAAATAGAACTTATTTCTTACGATATTCCAACAGGTGATACTTCATTTCACGGCTATATGGATTATGCTTGTATTACGGACATCAATTCTCTGCAATATCAGTTACAACTAAATTGTTGGACGGATAGTCAGGGAATACGCAGACAAGGTGACGATGTTTGTATTGCTTTAGGAAGTTATTATGGTACAGAAATAGGTACACGCTATCTAATTACAACCGACACAGGTAATTCATTCACCGCTGTTTTAGCCGATTGTAAAGCTGATATTCATACTGACTATAATAATCAGTATCGAGATACAGGCAACGGCTTTAAGAATGTGGTTGAATTTATAGTTGATACATATGCACTTGACCCTGATGTTATGAGCAGTGGCAACATTGGTACTTATGACAATTATTCTGGTAATATTGTATCAATTCAGAAAATTAATTAGAAAAGAGGTGAATTTAAAAATTGGCATACGACAAGAAAGCAGGAAAAAGAAAGCGTTTAGCTAGAGAGGAGGAAAACAGACAGCTAAAACGCTACAAGTCAGAGTGTAGAGAACTAGATACATATTTTATGAGTGAGGACGAACTCATTCAAGCCAAAGAAAGACAGAAGATAACAAAAGCTAGAAATAAAGCAATCGTACAAAGGGCTTATATGATTGCTATGGCAACAAATTAAACGAGCGAGAAAGGACAGATAAAAATGGTAACGGAGTATACAGCATATAAAATTAGATTTACTACGGTAAAAGAGGTACAGCAGTTTATCAGACTTGCGAATATGGTTGACTATAACATAGACCTAAAGCAGAGTCATTACTGCGTAAATGCAAGTAGTATAGTGGGCATATTCGCACTTGACCTAGAAAATGAGGTAATAATGTTTGTGCCAACAGAACATGAAAAGAACGCAGAAGAAATGTTCGCAGAATTTATTATAAAGTAAAGGAAAAGACAATGAAAGTAACAATACTTGAATATCCAACTAATGAAGATTGGATTGCAGTAAAACAAAGAGCCTTGGTGACAGTAGGGCTAAAGGCTAAAACACCACCGACAGACGAGTGGAAATATAAAATATTAAAAGCAAGACATTCACCGATACGCAGACTAAGATTTTCGGTACTGTTTGAAGATATCCCTAATTGGGTAGCGGTACATCTTGTGAGACACATTCACGCACAACCTTATGTGAAATCTCAGAGAAACGATAGGCAATCTAATTATGATAGAACTAAAGCCCCACAGGACGCTCCTGTAAATATGATATGGGATTTCAATGGTGAAGAACTAATGAACATTGCCAATAAGAGATTGTGTAATCAGGCTGCTAAAGAAACAAGAGAAGCTATAAAAGAAATGTGCGATAAAATTATTGAACTTGATGATATTTGGAAAGATTTTCTCGTTCCTATGTGCAAGTACGTTGGAGAGTGTAAGGAAATGTTTCCATGCTATTTAAAGGAGAATGATGGTAAATGACTAAACCACTATTTTGTATTCTTGGAGCTTCGGCAAGTGGCAAATCAACACTTGTACAAATTCTTGAAAAAGAATTTAATATGAAGCAGATACCATCTTATACAACACGTCCTCCTAGATTTAAAGGAGAAGAAGGACATACATTTGTTTCAGAAAAAGAATTTAAGGCACTTAATGACATCGTGGCATATAACTATTATCTTGATAATCATTATGGAGTAACGGCAAGCCAAATTGACGATGATACATATAATCTTTATGTTGTAGACCAAACAGGGCTTAATGAACTCCGCAAAAAGTACAGGGGTAATAGAGAGATTTATTCTATCTTTATAGATTGCTCGTATATCAATCGATACAAGCGTTTGTTTGGACGTTACCATAAAATGTACAAGAATTTTGATAAAGCACTTAAAGAAACCAGCAAACGTACAGAACAAGATAAGATAGAATTTAAAAACTGCAAATCATCTGTTGATTACGTTATTAATAATGATGAAAACATAAACACAGCTTATGAAAATCTAAAAAATTATGTGAAAAGAATTATAGCTAAGCAGGAGGGAGATAATGATACCGAAACCGAACATAATTAACAGAGAACATTATAATAGCATTGTTTACTTATCTCACCCATATGGTGGTAAGCAAGAAAATTTAAGTAAAATAAATGAGTGCCAAAGGTTGTTGACTATAATGCACCCTGAGAATTTATATCTTAATCCCATTGCAATGTTTGGTAGCCTTTACGATTGTACCACTTATAAGCAAGGGTTGAACATGACTCTGTTGTTACTTGAAGAACTTGCAGATGAAATGATTATTTGTTCAAAGGATTGGCAATTTTCCAAAGGTTGCTGTGCAGAGATCGAATATTGTAACAACAGACATATACCGTATAAAATTTATACTTTGGAGCAAATTAGAGATGAATACAAAAAATACAGAAAGGAACATGATAAAAATGGCTAATTTTATTATTGGTGCTTTGGTTGGACTTGTACTTGGTTTTCTAATAGCCTATAGAACAGTAACCGAAATGCTGGATGAATTAGACGAGAATGATAAAGAGGAAAATGCCAATGGAACTGAAAGCAAATCTGATAAGACCTAGACCGTGGCGTATTGGTGTGGATTGTGATAATGTCATTAACAACTTAGTAGAGAGCATTATTAATGTTTATAATAAGGACTATAATGATAATTTGTCCGTTGCCGATATAACTACCTATAATATGAGACAGTTTTTTAAAAATGTATCTCAAGACAAGTTTTATGACTATTTCACGGATAAGAGGGTATGGGACAACATAAAAGTGCTTGAAAATTGTGTTACCACATTGAAGAAATACTATGATTTAGGTTGTGAAATTTACATAATAACAGCTACAGCCCCACAGAATGTTTCTAGTAAGACAGCTTGGTTACAAGAACAACTTCCATTTTTAAATATGTATGATAGCCTAATAGTCATAAAGAACAAGCAAATGCTCGGTGGGGATATTGACATTCTAATTGATGATTGCGTAGACAATTTAGTTGGTGGCTATTATCATAAAATTTTATTTGATTATCCATGGAATAGACTTGGGTTTGAGTCATATGAAAACAACGCTCATATGCTACACCAAAGATACCGTTGTAGGAATTGGAATGATATTGATGAGGCAATTAACATAATTATGAAAACTGATATGGATACAGAAATAGAATTAGACTTAAAGCCAGAGAATATAGAGAATACAGAAAACGAACAAAGAATAGAGTTTGTTGTGAACGATGATAAGGAGCAATAAAATGAAAGTAATAAAAAAAGACGGAACATTAGAAGATTTTGATTATCAAAAAATAATCAATGCCTGTAGCAAATCGGCTAACAGGGCATTAGAAAATCTTTCGGATAAAGATTATGAAAAAATTTGCTCTGCTGTTATGGACTACATAATGGAAGAAGATTTAGAAAATGATTGCATTTCAGTTGAGGCAATACACGCAATAGTCGAACGAACTTTGCTTGACCTTTACCCAAAATCAGGTGAATGTTATAGGCAGTATAGAAATTACAAAAAAGATTTTGTTCACATGATGGACGATGTATATACTAAATCTCAAGGTATTCGTTATATTGGTGACGTTTCAAATGCCAATACCGACTCTACTATGAATAGCACACAGCGTAGTTTGATTTATGGCGAGTTAAATAAAAATCTGTATGATAAATTTTTCTTAAATGTCGAAGAAAGACAGGCAGCGAGAGAGGGCTACATCTATATTCATGACAAGAAAGACAGACTTGATGGTATAAACTGTTGCATTTTCGATATGGCAAATGTTTTATCTGGTGGCTTTGAAATGGGTAACATTCATTACAACGAACCTAAGACACTTGATGTAGCTTTCGATGTCATAAGCGATGTAACAATGTCAGCAGCTAGTCAACAATACGGTAAGTAATATTGCCGTAATAAAACCTACTTAACCTTGCTAAAGGGTGTGACGAAAGTTGCTAACGGTGAAACCTAAGTCATAATTGATATGGTAATACCGTGCTATCTAATTTCCATAAGAAAATTAGTGAGAGGTTTAATTATGGAGGAAATAATTTTTGAAAATGAAATTGCTTATAAAACTAAATATGACGGATACTATGTTACCAAAAGTGGCAAAGTAATAACTACTAAAGTTAAAGGTGGACAAGGGCGAATAAATATATTTCAACCAAGAGAACATTGTTATAAAGTGGATAAAGATGGATATTTAGAAGTATGCCTTTCTTTTATAGAAAATAATCGACATATAAGGAAATATTACCGAGTACATAGATTGGTATATGAAACACTGATGGGGGATATTCCACAGGAATTGACGATCGATCACATAGATGCAAATCCTCAAAATAATTCAATAGAAAATTTGCAAATATTAACTAGAGAAAATAATACGAGAAAAGCATTAAAAAATAAAAAATCGCCAAAAAGATTTATGTATCAATTATACAAAAACAATATTTATGTTGGAACATTTGATAGAAAAGAATTGGGAAAAAATATTGGATTAAAAGGTAAAGACTTCTATCAGGATACAAACAATAAAAAGCAATTATTACTTCAAGGTTATCAATGGAATTTAATATAAATGGAATTTAGAGAGTGTAGAGGACATCGAAAGAATATCATAATATTATAGCTTTTATTATGAAAGTAATCGAGTAGAGTAGATTATGAGATTGGCACATAATTGAAACAGTAGGCACAATTAGCGGTTGTGAAGATATGTTGCAGTGCGGTATCCAGTATAGAAATATACATCTGCATTGGGTTTTACGATACCTAGAGTTGATACTCTTTTAGCTCCATATGCCGAAAAAAGTTATCAGAAATATGTTGATGAATACCTAAGCATATGTGATAACGGCAATAAGAATAAAGCTGACGAATATGCAACCAAAAAAGTCTATAGAGATTTTGAACAGGGTTTTCAATCATGGGAAATGGCATTTAACTCTGTAGGATCGTCAAGAGGTGATTATCCTTTCATTGCTATTAGTTTTGGCATAGGTACAAGTAGGTGGGAAACCATGGCAAGCGAGGTAGCATTAAAAACACGAATGGGCGGACAAGGAAAAGAGGGCTTTAAAAGACCTGTACTATTTCCAAAGCTGACGTTTTTGTACGATGAGAATTTACATGGTAAAGGCAAAAAGTTAGAATGGCTTTTTGATGTTGCCATTGATTGTAGCAGTAAAGCGATGTACCCAGATTTTTTATCCTTGACAGGGGATGGTTATATTCCTGAAATGTATAAGAAGTACGGAAAAGTTGTCAGTTTGATGGGTTAAAAAATTACACTACGGCTCATCTAAAACTTCGTAAACCTACAAATGTAGGGTGTACAATTCACGTTTAGGAATTATAGGAAATGATAATTAGGAATTGTGCTAACAGGGGACTAAAAAAATCCTGTGCGAAATTCAAAATAACTAAATAATTTACATAAACCGACAAAAAGGAGAGGACAAAACGAAGGAATATAAAGAATATGACGGTTTCTTAATAGACGAAGAACTAAACATATACAGCAAAAGAACTATGCGTAAATTAAAACCATATCTCGGTACAGATGGATATTTGCAAGTTCAATATAGAATGGAAAATCATAAACAACATCATAATAGAGTTCATGTGATTATAGCACATTGTTTTATTCCAAACCCTAATAATTATAAATACATAAATCATATTGATAGCAATAAAACCAACAACAATATTGATAATTTGGAATGGTGTACTAATTCATATAATGTTATGCATGGTTGGCACAGTGGAAACAGAATCCACAAAAATAGAACAAAGGTGTTTGTATTTGATTTTGACGACAATATTGTTGATAGTTTTTCATCAATTAGAGAATGTGGTAGAGTATTGAACTTAGATAGACATAAAATAGCAAGAGTTTTAAAAGGGGAACTTCCCAAAAATTATTTAGGTTATTATTTTAGTTATTTTGATAATCGTCAAGAGACTATCGAAAACATAGCATAAGTGAAAGACTTATGTGAAGAAGTGAATAGAGTACACATAAGGTGCGACTCCTTATGTGGAACAGCGAAGTACACAGCATTTGGTAACAGAATGTTGTGTAAAGATATAGTCCAATGGCATAATGCCATTGTGTAGAGCTTCGTTGTCACCTTGGTTTGTAAAAGGTGGCATGAAACCAAAAGACGAAAATGATTACCCTGTCTTTGAGGGTAGATTTAATCTTGGTGCAATATCATTACATTTGCCGATGATATTAGCAAAGGCAAGGCAGGAGAATAAAGATTTTTATGAAGTTCTTGATTATTACCTCGAACTTATAAGAAACCTGCACAAAAGAACGTATGAATTTTTAGGAGAAAAAAAGGCATCGACGAATCCAATGGGATTTACTCAAGGTGGTTTTCTTGGTGGCAATCTCAACCCTAATGATAAAATAAAACCAATACTTCCAGCTATGACTATGAGTTTTGGTATCACCGCTTTAAACGAATTACAGCATTTGTATAATGGTAAGTCACTTGTAGAAGATAGTGATTTTGCCTATGAAGTAATGCAATACATAAATGACAAGACAAATGAATTTAAAGAACAAGACCATATACTATACGCAATTTACGGCACTCCTGCTGAGAGCCTGTGTGGGCTTCAAGTTGAACAATTCCGCAAGAAGTATGGTATCATAGAGGGCGTATCAGACAGACCATACGTTTCCAACTCATTCCATTGTGGCGTATGGGAACATATTACCCCAGTTCAGAAACAAGATACTGAAAAGCGTTTTTGGAATTTGTTCAATGGTGGAAAGATACAGTATTGTCGTTATCCTATATCGTATAATAAGGAAGCTATAAAAACACTTGTAAGACGTGCTATGGATTACGGATTTTATGAGGGTATAAATTTAGCACTATCATATTGTGAGGATTGCGGTTATGAGCAACTAGAAATGGATAAATGCCCGAAGTGTGGGTCGGAAAATATAACTCAGATTGATCGAATGAATGGCTATTTAGGCTTTACTAGAATACATGGTAAAAGTAGATATAATGCCGCAAAGGTTGCAGAGATAAAGGATAGGGTGAGTATGTAATGAACTATCATAATATAACCAAAGATGATATGTTAAATGGTGACGGGCTTAGAACTGTCCTTTGGGTATCAGGCTGTAATCATCATTGTAAAAACTGTCAAAACCCTCAGACATGGAATAAAGATAGTGGTATACCATTTGATCTTGATACTATCTTTGAAATATGTAACCAGTTAGACAAGTCGTATATTTCAGGTATAACATTTTCAGGCGGCGATCCTTTGTTTCCTGATAATCGTGAAATAGTATGGGCAATATCTGCGGTAATAAAAGAATATTATCCTACCAAAACACAATGGCTGTATACAGGTTATAAGTGGGAGGAAATTAAAGACTTGCCTATTATGGAGTGCATCGATGTAGTTGTTGATAGTCAATACGAAGATGACAAACGTGACATAACATTAAAATGGCGAGGATCAAGTAATCAGAGGGTTATTAATGTACAAGAAAGTTTAAAGCAAAACAAAGTAGTATTGTGGTGCGATTAACCACACAAAACAAAAATAAAAGGGTTTACATATAAGCAAACCCTTAAATAACCCAAATAAGTCATTAGCCACCATAGTTATAATGTGTTCAATATTATGTTTCTGAATGGTGGCAACTAATGACTCTATTAATTGTAACATAAAACAAAAGAAAAGTAAAGGAGATAAAAATGATAACAACAGTAAAATTTGCAAAGACAAAACTAAATGCGATCATTCCAACCAAAAGACTAGAAGATGCAGGCTATGACGTTTATCCTTGTTTTGACGAAGATTACATAATAATAAAACCACATACTACAGTTATAATACCGACAGGCATAGCTTCAGCTTGTGATACAGATTACTGCTTCGTATTACACGAGAGAAGTTCAACAGGCACTAAGGGCATGGCACAGAGGTGTGGAATAATTGACAGTGGCTATCGTGGCGAGTGGGGTGTTCCAATTACTAACACAAATGACGTACCGATAGTTATTTGCAAGAAAGAGTTTGTTGCTACCTTTAGCGATTTTGCTAGTGTTTTGTTGCTCCCATATGGAGAAGCTAATTACATTTTATATCCATATGAAAAAGCCATTTGTCAAGCTCTTGTACTTCCTGTTCCAGAAGTTGAGATAGAAGAATATACATACGAGGAACTTAAAGCCATTCCGTCAGAAAGGGGTACAGGTCGCCTTGGTAGTAGTGGAAAGTAAGATTGTGAGTAAAAAATGAAAAAAAGCAAAACAGCTCTGGTAACAAAGGGTAAAAAGAAAATACCAATAAATATCATTATACATAATCCAAACAACATGGATAAATTCAATAATTATTATTCATCTATCATTATTGATACAATAAAAAAAATAGCATAAATATAAAGGTGTCTGACAATGACAAATATTGTCGGACACCTTTATATTTATTGACTTCTTTCAGAAAATATGCTATAATAAAAGACTATCTACAAAAAGGAGACATATAAATGAGAATAGCAATATATTCAAGAAAATCAAAATTTACAGGCAAAGGCGAAAGTATTGGAAATCAAATTGAAATGTGTCGAGATTATATCGCCACAAATTATAATGGCGAAGAACATTCCATACAAGTATTTGAAGATGAAGGCTTTAGTGGTAAAAATCTTGACCGACCACAATTTAAAAAAATGATGGAAATAGAAAATGTCATACCATTTGATTTAATAGTAGTGTATAGATTAGACAGAATTAGCCGTAATGTAGGTGACTTCGCTTCACTGATTGAAAAATTAAACAAAAAGAATACGTCCTTTGTATGCGTAAAAGAACATTTTGATACAGGTAACTCTATGGGACGTGCAATGATGAACATAGCTGCGGTTTTTGCACAGTTAGAAAGAGAAACTATAGCAGAGCGTATTAAAGATAATATGTATCTTTTAGCGAAAGAAGGTCATTGGCTCGGAGGAACAACACCATTAGGCTATAAATCCATTGAAGTTACAAATGGTAAAAGGACACATTTTGAACTTGTCATTGATGAAAGTCAAATAGATTTGGTAAATATAATTTTCAGTAAATATAAACAGCTTGGTAGCATTAACGGAGTAGAAACATATTTGTTTGTGAATGGTTATAAAACTCAAAAAAATAACTATTGGCATAAATCTAATGTAAAACGCATTTTAACCAATCCAATCTACTGCATTGCGGATATTGATAGCCTAAATTATTTCACTGAGTTAGGCTGTAATGTTTGTTTCACACTTGACGATTGCAATGGTAAGAAAGGCATTTATCCGTATAATAGGTTTTCAGGACAAAAAAGAGAAATGCAATCATATGATCGATGGATTGTTACTATATCAGAACACCAAGGAATTTTAGCAGGCAAAGAATGGGTGGCTATTCAGCAACAATTAAAGGCAAATTCAAAAGATGGTTTCGGTGGAAAAGCAAACGAAAGACGTTCCACTAGCAATACTTCACTTTTATCGGGCGTACTGTTCTGTTCATGCGGAGCTTATATGCGACCAAAAAAATATCCATCGGGAAATACCTTTTATATTTGTGAAAACAAAATGGATAAAAAAATAACTGAGTGCAATAATTCTAACATCAATGCAGACGAATTAGACAAAATAATCTTGAACGAGTTATTTTCTTTCGATATAAAAGATGGCGTTGTTGATTCACAAATTCAAAATCTAAAAGAACAAGTTGCAAATATTGACAATGATTTGCAAAAACAAATTGGACGTTTAAAAAAGCAAATAGAAACTAATAAGAACACGGTGAATAAATTTATGAATATCGTAGCTCTATCTATTGAAAATGATACGCCAGAACAAGTGGTTGAAGTTTACAATCAGAAAATAAATGAGTTATTAAATCAAAATAAAACAACTCAAAAAAGAATTAACGAGTTGCAAGATACCAATATTGTTCAAGCAAAGATGAATGATAGGTTAAACAGCTTAACAGATGCTATGGCATATCTTAAAGAAAATTTTGACAAATTAACTATTGTAGAAAAAAGAGGGTTTGTTAAAGAGATAGTTGATAGGATAGTTTGGGACGGCAAGAATATCAATATTTTTATTAAAGGTATTTCAGAATTATCAGAATAA